CGACGTTTTCATGGCCTTTATGGAGAAATCCATGAGTGGGCCAAGGAAGTTCGTTCTTTCCTCGAGCTGGAACAACGAAATAAAATTGACACTGACATTACTGTTGCAAATAAAGCTGAAAGCTTATACCATCGTGGTTTAAAGTTTAAAGCTGATCCTTTATTGGATCGCGATATGGATAGATTGGTGACAAGTTCTTTGATTCCTGCCCGTGCTTTGTTTGAATATGTATCATGTTCGCCCATTAAGGGTGGAGGTCCTCGTATGCGTCCTGTTTGTGTTTGGCTCACTGGTGAATCTGGTGTAGGTAAAACAGAAATGGTTTACCCTTTGTGTATTGATGTTTTGCGTACTATGGGTTTGATGAAGAAAGAAGATTTTCATCATCAAGTTTATGGACGTCAAGTTGAAACAGAATTTTGGGATGGGTATAAAGGTCAGAAGATTGTTATTTATGATGATGCTTTTCAGATGAAAGATGACAAGACTGCTGCCAATCCCGAAATTTTTGAGGTTATTCGTTCTTGTAATACATTTCCACAACATTTACATATGGCCGCTCTGCATGATAAAAATACTTTTTCCAATGCAGAACTGTTGTTGTATACTACAAATGATATGAATGTGAAATTGGAGTCTATTACTTTTCCGGACGCTTTCTTTAATCGTATTGGTGAACACGCTTATCGTGTTCAACCAAAAATTGAATATGCGCTTGTTGTTCCACGAGCTAATTCTGGCACATATATGCGTAAATTGGATCACACGAAGTTGAATCCAGATGTTCCAATTGATTTGAATGTTTATGAGTTTCAGAAATTGGTACGTGATGAACGTGCCGATAGTAAATGGATTGAACGTGGTAAACCAATTAATTATGTGGAATTCTCACAGATGATATGTGAGGAATGGCGTAAGCAAAAGGAACGTTCAATGAATAAATTGAAGTTTTTGGAAAGTTATGCTATTCGTGCACAGGTTGGTGAGGATTTCGTTGATTGTGTTTATGATGATGATTTCTTTAATAATGACATTGCGAGTAATATTCATAAAGGTGTTGATCTTCTAGAAATAGAAGCTCTCTACGCTGATGATGATGTTATTTTTAAAGCTTATTTCGAATATAAAGCTCGACAACGTCGTCCTGGAGTTTGGGATAAAATGAAAGATCGTATGGATCTTGCATTGCAAAAAGTTTCAGGTTATTTGTCAGGATTGTATGAAGAATCATCTAAAATTATTCGTGAACATCCATATTTGTCTGTTTTGGGTTTGTTGGGAATGGCCTTATC